GTTGGACAGCAAGAAGGGCCGTTGGGACTTTCCAGAGTTAAAGGGGATGGCATTTGAGTTATGGGAGTATTGGGAGCCTGATGCGGTGATTGTGGAGGCCAAGGCGAGTGGATTGCCGTTGACGCAGGAGATGAGGCAGACGGGAATACCTGTGGTAAACTTTACGCCTAGCAAGGGCAATGACAAGGTAACGAGGGTTCATGCGGTTAGTCCGCTGTTTGAGGCGGGGATGGTTTGGGCCCCCGACGAGACGTGGGCGGAGGAGTTAATTGAGGAGGTGGCCGCCTTTCCGAATGGGGAGTACGATGATTTGGTGGATAGCATGACACAGGCGTTAATGCGGTATCGTCAGGGCAATTTTGTACAATTACCAACAGATGACTGGCAAGATGAGGAAAATTCTGTTAGAGTGACAGCGTATTACTAAAAAGGTCATAAATGGCGAGAGAAAGTTATTTCAGTGCCGGCACGGCTCCTTTAGAAAGATTTGCTAGAGGTGTGTACGGGGCATTGCCAAAAAGTTTGGAAGAAGCCAATGAGATGTTTAATCCTGTGGAGATATTGCAGGATGCGGGGTCTAAGTCGAAACGGTTTGTGGAAAGTGGCGGTAGAGACACGCAGGCGGGCGTAGAAGCTTTAGTGGATACGGCAACGCTTGGGGTAGGACCTGCTGCTTACGGGGTAGCTTCTTTGTTTAGAACACCTTTGAAGAAAGGTTCTGAGTTTGCAACAAAGGCAATTCAGGAGGCTTTTCTCCCTTTGGGGGCTAGTGACGATTTAAAAAAATTTGATCCCACGGAAACTGTTTATTTTAGAGGAGAAAGCGGAGGTAGGTCCGCAGAGAAGTTTGACCCTGAGGGTAGAGGTATTTACATTTCAAAAAGTCCAGAGCATGGTGCTTCGTATACGTTTGGTGTAGACGCTAAGGGAAGGGCTATTTATTCGGATGGAGCGACTGTATATAAAGTACGTTTAGATGAAAACGCAAGAATTTTTGATTATGCCGACCCTAAAAACTTTTCTCTTATAGAAGAATTTTATAAAAAAAATAAAAAAAAGATAAATCAGTTTAGACAAAATAAAGAAGATGATTTTTTTGAAAAAATAAAAAGAGGCGATTTTGATGTTATAGAAAACCCTTTTAGGGATGGTACGCCTGCTTTTGAAGATTTTTTAAAAAGCAAAGGATTTGATGGACATACCACGGGTGAACCCTATACAAAGTCATCAGGAGAAAAGGTAATAGCGGGCAACGTGAAGGTCTATAACGCAGGTGACATTGTTTCAGCGTTTGATCCTTTAGTTCAAGGTAAAGCTCAAGGCGGTTTAGCGACACTAGACCATGAAGCGCGAAATATGTTCCGTAGACCTAAAGGAATAGCAAGTTTAACAGTGTAGAGGACAAAACATGGTTGAGACAGTTGGAAGTTTAATGGACAAGAGTATCCCTTCGCAGTTAGACGAAGAGGATTTAAAAGCGGAGATAGAGCTTGAAATCCCTAGCACGGACGACGAACCGTTGCTCACGGACCCTGATATAGAGATAGAGATTACTGAGGAAGAGGACGGGGGAGCTACTGTTGATTTTGATCCTATGGAGGAGCGGGAGGACGTTGGGTTTACGGAAAACCTAGCTGAGGCTATTTCTGACACGGAACTGGGTCGTATTTCTTCTGAATTACTGGGAGAGTTTGACGCGAATAAGGCTAGTCGTCAGGAGTGGGAAGACGCATATACGGATGGTTTGGAGCTTTTAGGGTTTAATTACGAGGAGCGGGCGCAACCGTTTCGCGGTGCGAGTGGCGTAACGCACCCTTTATTGGCTGAGGCTGCTACACAGTTTCAGGCACAAGCATTTAATGAGTTATTACCTTCTTCTGGTCCTGTTCGGACGGTGATTATGGGGGAGAGAACGCGGGCCAAGCAGGAGCAGTCTGAGCGGGTTCGTCATTTTATGAATTACTATGTGACGAATGTGATGGAGGACTACACGCCTGACATGGATCAGATGTTGTTTTATTTACCGTTGGCGGGCAGTACGTTTAAAAAGGTTTACTTTGATGAGGTCGCGGGCCGTGCAATGAGCAAGTTTGTGCCTGCGGAACAGTTAATTGTTCCTTATGACACGTCGGATTTGGATAATTGTCCGAATGTAACGCATATTGTTCGCATGGGTTTAAATGACCTTAGAAAACAGCAACTTGCGGGAATATATCTTGATATAGACGTTATTCCTGTTCAAGGGGATATAACGGAAGTACAGAGTGAATTAGATAGAATATCTGGGGTGGAACCTTCTCAGATTGATTATGACTGTACGTTATTGGAGTGCCACGTTGATTTGGACCTAAAAGGGTTTGAGGAGTTGGATGACGAAGATGAGCCTACAGGGGTGAAGCTTCCTTATGTTGTTACGATATCACAGGATAATGGCAAGATATTGTCTATACGAAGAAACTATAAAGAGGACGACAGCTTAAAAAGAAAAATACAATATTTTGTACATTTTAAATTTTTACCGGGCTTTGGATTTTATGGATTGGGTTTGATACATACGATTGGCGGACTCTCGCGAACCGCCACGGCAGCACTGAGGCAGTTGATCGACGCGGGTACATTATCCAATCTCCCTGCGGGTTTTAAGGCCCGTGGTCTACGGATTCGTGATGATGAAGATCCTCTTCAGCCGGGTGAATTTAGAGATGTAGATGCACCCGGTGGGGCTATCAGGGATAGCCTCATGCCATTGCCGTTTAAGGGTCCCGACGGAACTTTGTTTAATTTATTGGGATTTGTGGTACAGGCGGGTCAAAGGTTTGCAACCATTACGGACATGAAGGTCGGTGACGGCAATCAGCAGGCCGCGGTTGGTACAACACTGGCTTTATTGGAGCAGGGTAGCCGTGTAATGAGCGCGGTACATAAAAGGCTTCACTACGCTATGCGGTTGGAATTTAAACTGTTGGCAAAGGTAATGGCGGAGTTTTTACCACAGGAGTATCCTTATGCTGTGGAGGGTCAGGATCAAAAGATCATGGCGCAGGATTTTGATAGCAAGGTAGATATTTTACCTGTTTCTAATCCAAATACCTTTAGTCAGGCGCAACGGATAGCGTTGGCGCAAACTAAAATGCAGTTAGCTACACAGGCCCCAGAAATACATAATATGTATGAAGTGTATCGGGATATGTATGAGGCGATTGGTGTATCGGATGTGGATAGGCTTTTAAAGTCTATGCCTGATGAGGAACCACGGCCCTTGGACCCTGCACAGGAAAACATTAATGCAATGGACATGATGACGTTAAAAGCGTTTGAGGGTCAGAACCATCAAGCGCATATTCAGGCGCACTTGGTTTTTGGGTCATCCCCGTTGGTAGGATCTGTTCCTCCAGTGGCAGCAACATTGCAAAAGCACGTTTTGGAACACGTCAAGATACAGGCGGAAGAGCAGGCTAGGGCTCAAATGGCGCAAGCAGGACCAATGCCTGCAGAAGGTCAGGATATGCAATATCAGGCTATGGTGGCTCAGTTGGTGGCACAAGGTATGCAACAGGCTAAGGAGCTATCTGGACAAATATCTGGTCAAGGCCCTGATCCTCTGGTAAAACTAAAAGAGCAAGAGCTACAGATTCGGGCGCAAGCTGAACAGAATGAGGCGAACATAGACAAGGCTAAATTACAACTAGACGCACAAAATCAACAGATTAGAGCGGATCAGTTTGGTAAGAGGTTAGCAAGTCAAGAGGCTCAGACAGAGGCTAGGATCCAAAGCGCAATGGAAAGAGAACTGTTAAAACAGAGAGGAAAATAAAATGGCAAAAGTAAGAATAGTTACAAACTCACCGGGGCCTGCACCAAAAGCCTCAACTTCTGCTGAAATAAAAGGTCAGGGTAGTATTCCTTATGGAAAGACTAAGGAAGTAAAGATACCTACAAAAATGACCAGAATGACAGCTAGAGGTATGGGAGCTGCTATCAAGGGCGGTGGGTACTTAGGCTGTGTATAAATGCCTTTAAAAAAGGGCTCTAGTCAAAAAACTGTTAGTAAGAATATAAGTAAGTTGCGGGACGAGGGGTATCCCCAGAATCAGGCAGTGGCGATTGCCCTGTCCAATGCCAATAAAAAAAGCAAGGGAGGAGTAGTCAGGGGGTATAGCAAAATAGCTAGGCCACAGAAGTTTAAAGGAATATTCTAATCGTGCTTGGAGACATAGTTACCGGCATTAATCTTGTTAAGCAAAGTGTGGCTTTTATTAAAGACAATATTAATACTTGTAAAGATATTTCAGAAATTGCAGGTTCAATAGATGGATTGTTTGAAGGTAAGAAACAAGTTGATAAAAGAAGAAACAAAAAAGATGGGGTTCGTATAGCGGACCAGTTTGGGGTAAAGTCAGTTGCCCATGAAATTATTGATGCTAAATTAGCAGCAGAAGAGCTTTATAATGTCAGTGTTTTAGTAGATCAAAGGTTTGGACATGGAACTTGGCAAACAATTTTAACAGAAAGAAACAAACGTATTGAACAAGCTAAAGAAGCTAGAAAAGAACAGATAAGAGTAAAAAGGCAACAACAAGCAGAACTAATGGAACTAGCAAAATATTTTTTTATTGGTCTAGTTGGTATTGTATTTATTGTAATACTTGCTGTTATATATTCTATAGTAGCAAGAGATGATCCTTTGAATTTGATGAAATGAGTGAAAGAGATTTTATATTAATATTAATTTTTTTAGGAGCTTTTTATTGGACGACAATTTTTCCGCCAAAGTGGTTATTTATTAAATAATGGGAAAAAGATCAGAGTTTGGCAGGATAGATAAGGATTTTTATCCCACGCCGGCAAAAGCGATAGAGCCCTTACTACCTCACTTAGAGGGGTACATTTCTTATGCGGAGCCTATGGCGGGTAACGGGTCTTTAATTAATGCCTTAAATAAAATGTCTGATTTATCTTGTAAGTGGATGTCAGATATTTATCCACAAAGACCTGATATTAAACAAGCCAATGTATTTGATTTAACCCTCAAAGAAATAGGTCTTGGCACTGATTTAATTATTACAAACCCACCGTGGTCGAGAGAAGCTTTGCATCAATCTATTATGCACTTATCTGCTATAAGACCCTCTTGGTTATTGTTTTACGCAGATTGGATGCACACTATACAGGCTGTACAGTATTTACCTTTTTGTCAGAAAATACAAAGTGTGGGTCGTGTAAAGTGGTTTCCAGACACACCACATACAGGAAAAGACAATGTATG